CAGATGCAGCGGCAGTACAATGATGCCAAACGCCAGATGCAGGAGTATGGCATCATAAAGCAGAATGTGGACGGCATCCTATTCCCAAATCACAGGCAGGAGAGGGACAAGACCCTGTGAGTATCGCTCGACAATGACACATTACTTTTGATGAAAATGATGTGCGATTGTCGATTCACTGTTGACAAGCACACATTATTTCTCTATAATATAATGTGTGAATGTCAAGCGAGGTGATAGCATGAACAACATGGGCAAAGTAGAAAAAATGGTGCAGTCTGCCCCCAATGGTATCATTACGGCCGCACAGTTGACGAAAGCCGGCTTACATCGGGGCTATTTGCATGATTTTGTCGAGAGCGGGGAACTATACCGTTTCGGGCGCGGTCTGTATGTACAGAGCAGTGCATGGGAAGATGATTTTTACCTGTTGCAGCGGAAGTATAGCCGTGGCATCTATTCACATGATACCGCTCTCTATCTGCTGGGCTATTCTGACCGCACCCCGGCAAGATACACGATGACCTTTCCCAAGGGCTACAATGCACCGTCCTTAAAGCAAGAGGATTTGATTGTCAAGCGCGCTATTCCAGAAAACTATGACTTCGGCATTATTGAAATCCAATCGCCATCCGGCAATCCCATTCGTGTTTACGATTTGGAACGGACGCTGTGCGACATCCTACGCGGCAGCGGGAGCGATATACAAATTGTGGGTGCAGCCATGAAGCGTTATGCCGCATCCAAAGACAAAGACATTCACAAATTGATGCAGTACGCAGAGCGACTTCGTGTGAAGCCAAAAGTTCTGCGCTACATGGAGATTTTATTATGATTACAAAAAATCCGATGCAGTTAAAAGCCTATATTAAAAAGAAAGCAGCCGAGAAGCATATTTCCGCGCAGCTTGTGATGCAGAACTATATGCTGGAAAGGCTGTTGGAACGCATCTCACTTTCGCCGTATAAGCATAACTTCATTATCAAAGGCGGCTTTCTGGTTTCGGCTATCGTTGGTCTGGACACACGGGCCACTATGGATTTGGACACGACCATCAAGGGCTTTACGGTGACCCATGAAGCCATCCTTTCCATTTTCAAAGATTTGTGTGCAATCCAGATTGACGATGATGTGCAGTTTGAAGTTATGGGCGCTGCGGACATCCGGGAAACAGACGATTACCCCGGAATCCGGGTATCGCTGAAAGCCAACTACCCGCCGATCAGCGTCCCGTTGACGGTGGATGTCACCACCGGCGATATGATAACGCCCCGCGAAATTGAGTACACCTTTTCCATGCTGTTCGATGACCGCACAATCAGTGTTCTGGCTTACAATCTTGAAACGGTTCTGGCCGAAAAGCTGGAAACCGTGCTGTCCCGCAACATTGCAAACACCCGTCCGAGAGATTACTATGACATCTATATTCTGTACGCTCTGCGCGGGGCAGAGTGCGATAAGGCAACGCTACGGCGGGCACTGGAACGGACAACAGAAAAGCGTGGCAGTGCTAAAATATTAACGCAATACCCGGAGATTATGCAGGAAATCCGGGGTAGCGATACACTCCGCAGGCAATGGAACAAGTATAGCAGGGAATACGACTATGCAAAGGATATTTCTTTTGATGATACCTGCAATGCGATTGAAGAACTCCTGAACCATATTATGGAAGGTGGCTTCGATTGACTCGGATTTTCAAGAGATGTTCAATAATGACACTTGGATTCTATAAAAATCAATACTCTAAAAAAGAGGTAATCGAGCATGGCTACATTTAAGGATAGAGATGTTTTTGAATACTGTGAAAAATTATATGATCAATTCAAAAAAATCGACAATGGGTACTATCCTCATAAACATGATGAGGCTGTTTTTCAACAAGCGGCAAACCATTTTGCAATTAAGAAAAAGGATGCGGTAGATATTTATAACTCATTAGGGTAAACAGGATAACTATATCAGCAGGGGCCTCCGGGCTCCTGCTTTCTTTCTGTTCTGCCGCCGTTTCGTGCATAATGCCGCAAAAAGCGTCATTCTTGAAAACTTTTTGCCACAAATTGCCAGATTTTACTTGACATTGTCCCTTTTAGGGTCTATAATAAGGGTACAAGAAAACGCTATGACCCAAAACGGGTAGGAGGATAAGAATATGTTCAAGAAAATCGTGAAAGCTATCGCCGCCATTAAGACCGAAAACGACCGCGACGAGTGCTACTGGCAGATTGACCGTGCATTCGAGGAAGAGCGCATCTCCTTTGAGGACCACGAGCTCCTCTACGGTCTGGCTGGTATGGTTGAGGTCGCTTAATTTTTTTGCTTTCGTGTGTCCCTTTTAGGGACGTTAGGCAAGCAGTAAGACCCGTTTCGGGTAGGAGGTTTTTATGGAGCTCTACAAGTACACCGGCAGCGTAGCTGTCCTGACCGTTCGCTTCGGCAAGGCCGAGACCATCACCCTCTACGACAGCTATGACGACAGCGTCGCTCCGGTTCGTCTGGATGTTCGCGGGGCTCTGGCCGAGTACATCAAGAAAATCGAGGGCACGGACAGCGAGGAGCGGTACATGAATCTCGACTGGTACTACGACTTCAATATGCTGCTCCGGCGCATCGAGGTTCCGGGCGTCCCGTCCGAAAAGTTCCAGATGGCCGGTGTCCCGGCCAAGGTTCTGACGCAGACCCGCAGCAATCCGGACGAGCTCGTCTGCTTCGGTTGCCCCGACTTCATCAACACGAGCAAGCCTGTCTCGATGGGTCAAGATGATTACCAGAACTTCCTCATGTGGAAGCGTGAGAATAGAGATTAAGGAGGTGCGCGTTATGACGCAGGTAAGGTATTTCGGGTTCGTCAAGGCCGAGGAGCCTTGGACGGGTAACCAGTACAAGATGTACGCCGGAAAGAACGGCTCCACGTTTGGGAGCAAGGTTCCGGCCGGTTCTGTTGTGGAGTGCGGTTACAAGAGCATCAGCTCCGCCGACAGCGCAGCGAGAGAGTTGAAATCCCGCTGCGAGAAGATGGGTCGCAGGGTTTTCTGCTGGGGCTACGAGAGCGTCGCAGAGGCGCAGTAAAGGAGGGTTCGTATGAAGTTTATCCACATTCGCAACCGTGCATATGACCGCTATGTGCGGGAGGACAACGAGGTCTGCATCGAGCAACGCATGGTCCGCGTCAATGGCCGCTTCTGCTGGCGGTGGTGTGTGTACGCCGACTGCGGTGGAAATGTCGTCGAGATGTTCAAAACCCTCAAGGCTGCAAAGGTCGCCTACTCCGATGTGCTCGCCTGATGATGGCCCTGTGGCGAGGGCCGAAACGCCCAAAAGGGCGTCGCGGGAGCCAAACCGCAAAGGAGTGTCAACTATGAAAACGAAGTCCTACAAGGCAACTTTCTTCCGCCACAATCCCCAGTTCAAGAATGGCGGTTACGTCACCGAGCGTAAGATTGAGGCCGTCTCGCTGCCCTCTGCTCGCAAAAGAGCCCGCGAGATTTCCGAGCACTGTGTATACGGCAGCATGGAGCTGCTCGACATCGAAATGGAGGCATAAGAGATATGACCGTTCTTGAGCGTTTGAAAGCTGCCGGGTATGACCCGGCCGTGTCCCTGTTCCCTGACAGTATCGGGAATGCCGGTTCCATGGAGTGTGAGCGCATCCAGATTCGCACGTTCTTCTGCCGCCCCCGTGAGAACGAGGCCGCCATCGGGGTGACCGCAACAGCGATGACCCACTTCTCTGACGGCTCGACCCGTCCGTACCCGGACGGCTGGCCGCGCAGCCTCGATGCCAGTGTCACGCTCTACTTCGCTGGCGACGCGGAATTTCATTATTTCGGCAACGTCGCTACTGACCTTGTCGGCTCCGATGCCGAGTTTCGCTACAGGCTCTTGAGCCGCTGTATTCAGGACTGCAAGTATTTCCTCGGCTGCGGCTCGCGTTTCAGCAAGTACCTCTGGGGCTGCTGCGTTGAGAATCATATTCAGGCCATGCGCATCCTGTGGGACAGCTTTTCCGACGACGAGAAGCCGGAGTGGACCTCTCTCGAGGAGATTGAGCGGTTCAGCAAAAAGATGCTTGAGGAGGAGATTTACTGATGGCTGCCCAGAATTTCAAGTTGTTCCTTGGCTGTCTCGGAAACGGCGTAACAGTCTGCAACTCCGCCGTGATGGAGGACGGCGATTTTAAGATGGTCGCTCACATCTCCAACGAGGGAAAAATCACTTGGTACGTCGGCGAGGATTACCCGCCTGCGGATGCTCTCGCAAGCATCCGGGCCTGCGCGGAGCAGGAGCGGGCAAAGTATGAGGCATGGCTCAACGGCCTGTCTCCGGCCGCGCGCCGGGAGTATCAGCTCGAGCGGCTGCCGCTCCCTGAGTTTCTCGAGGAGCTCCGCAAGGCAAAGGAAGAAAGGGAGGGAGCCTAATGGTCCGCGATATCCACGATTATGACAGCCTCAAGGAGGCATACGATGTCCTGCTCATGTTCGAGCGGTTTCCCGGTCCGGTGCGTAGTGAGCGCGTCGAGGAGTTCATCACTCAGCTCAAGCGCGACATCCGAGAATATGTCAATCAGGTTTCCGATTGCCACATCATCCGCGACGAGCTCGATTCTTTCGTCGAGCTCGTTAAGCTGCCAGAGAAGCTCTCTCCCCTCTCAAAACAGAGCGTTCTCGAATGGTTCTATATGCACCGGGCCTACCGCGACGACCGTTATGACGGCATGGGGTGCTCCGGTCAGTTCTTTACCACCCGCGTCAGGCTCTTTCGCCGTCGCGGTTTCTGGTACGCCTATCATTTTGTTTCGGTCGATATGTAAAGAGGTTCACATGGAAATCAATATCACATACAAAAGCCCGGAGCACGAGGCCGCGTTCCTGTCTGAGCTTCAGCGGATTCCGCACATCGTCAATCCAGAATCCGGGCGCGTCAATCCGTATTGGGGCGCGTCCCTGTACCTGCTCTCCGCGCTCACGCGCTGGCCGGAGCTCCGCATTGCCGTCATCGGCGAGGACTACATGATGTTCACGGCCGCAATGGAGGCTTTCAATTTGAGCCAGAACGAGCGCATCATCGTCGAGTTGGCTGCCGCTTTTTACAACGCTGGTTTGTGGGAAATGCCGGGTTTTGAGATGGTGTCTGGAACGTGTGACACGGCTTTCGCGCTCATTCTTGAGGCATTCCGCCTGCGTCGTGCAAAGCTCTTTTGCAAAGACGGGGAGGTGTCCGCAGAATGGGAAGAAAGGAAATGAGCCTCCGGCGCGCTGTCGCCGTCCTGAGCTTCATTGGCACGGACGACTTCGGCCGCGAGGTGTTCGTCGATGAGCTGGGCACAATCTGGAAGTACACAGAGCCCGGTGCAATGCCGAGGGAGCGGCACGACAAGCTCTATACTGCATCCAGTAACGGCCGGGACGGTGAGCCGGACCTGCCGATGTCCGATGCGTTCGACTACAAGATTATCAACTAGGAGGCGGAACACAATGTCTGCTGTCTATCGGACGTTGTACGAAAAATATGAGCAGAACGACGTTTTACACGTCGGGATTCAGGAGGTTGTCGAGGCCGAAAAGGAGATTGACGCGTTCCTCAAGTCTCTCGACCGCAACCAGCGCGACCAGCTCGACACGCTGCTGGGGCGTCTGTCCCGCGCCTACGAGATGCAGGGCTTTCTTTTCGGCGGTCTCGCATCCGGCGCAAAGTGGAACGGCAAGACGGCTCCCGAGCCGGGCGACGGATACGGCCATAGCGTCCGGGCCTATCACGGCTCAACGCTCGCTCCGGTCTGCCAGATTGACCGCAAGACGAATCAAGTCATACATGAGTATCCGAGTATCGCTGCTGCCTCCCGTGCTACCGGTCTGGATGACAGTGCAATCGGAAAGGTATGCAAGGGAAAGTTACCCCATGCGGGCGGTTTCCTCTTTCGGTACATCGAGCAGTAAATCTTTCACAGGTACGCAAAAATATTTCAAGAAATTGCCATTTTGCTCTTGCTTTCCACGCGCTCGCGTGGTATAATATAGTCAGTTGAGGGGGCTGCCCCTCAACGAGTAAGGTGGCAAGGCCAGAAAGGAAACAAAATGGACGACGAAATGAATACCGCCGAGGTGCTTCGCGACGAGGCAAAAGAGAACCGGACCCGTGAAATTCTTGAGCTTATGCGTAACAGCAAAACGCTCGAGGAGGCCGTGGAAAAAGTAAAAGCCCTGCTCAACAAGTAAGCAGGGCTCTCCGATGAAGAACAAAGGCCGATGACGGCGGCCAGAGTTCTGAAACGCCGGGGGAGTGAGAAACAGCTTGCAGATGCCTCACTTCTCCGGCATTTCTATTATAGCAGATTCAAGGGGGATTTCAAGATGGTGTCTATGCCACTTACAGCTCGCATAATCTACCTGCGAGAGTCTCGTGGACTGAACCGCACCCGGTTGGCGCAGCTCTCCGGTGTCTCGCTGCGGACGCTTGAGGACTGGGAGGCCGGTCGCCGGGTTCCGCGCGATGTTTACCAGATTCATGCCGTCGCCGCTGCGCTCGGCATGAGCATTGAGGATTATCTTGGGCTATAATGAATCAGGAGGCCCGGCGTTGTGCCGGGCCTCCCTTTTTGTTATTCGGGCATAAAGCCGTAACCGGCCTCAAATGCCGCTACTTCTCGGAGGTAGGCAACGCGGCCTGCTGCGCGGTCGATGGCGTCGCGCAATTCGCAGTTATCCACCAGCTTGAGCAGCGCGGTGAGCGTGTCCTCTGCCTGCATGATTTCGCGGGTGTCCTGCGGGTTGACCTGCTCCATGTAGAGCTCATAAATAGACTGTTCCATGCTTGCCTCCTATGCCCGCCAGAGGTTAAGCTGCTGCCACGCATACGGGATTTGCGCGCGCCGTTCTTCCTGCTGCGGTGTTTCGGAGCAGCCATTGTTGACGGGAGGGCTGTTCGTGGTCCCCGTGTAGCCCTCTCCATCACCTCCCTGTGGGCCGTCTCCCGCAGGCTGATTTTAACTTGCTGGCTATTTGCCTGTAGCTTTTCGGAGTGCTTTCTCCTGCGTTGAGCCGTAGAACGTCACGAGCACGGCTCCGGGGCCTCGATTTCGGGCTTTTGTGGTCTGGCCGTAAAGTTTGCCGCCTAGCCACCACGACGCTTTGCGGGTCTCCGCAGGAGGCTTTCGTCACTTGCCGGGTCATTTTATGCGTTCAGCTCTTTCTCGAGCTGCTTGATGCGTTTCTTCACGGACAATCCGGAGTTAAGACGCAGGCCCTCCCGGTATGCGTCGAGGGCTTTCTGCTTGAGGTCGTTTTGGTCGTATATCTGGCCGAGTTCCTTGTAGGCATTGGAGAGCTGGTATGTGGACATCTTGGGATTCAGGGCCGACAGGCTCAAATAGTCTACCGCTTTCTGTTCCGCCTGCTCCGTGTAGGTCTCTTTCAGCTCACCAATGCAGCCCTGAGCCTTTTCGAGCAGCTCGTAGGGTGACAAGTCTGTTTTTTCTTTATACCGTTTCAGCCTCTCGGCGTTCCGTTCCAACGTCTCGGCATCCGGGCCATCAATCCCGGCTTTCGCTCTGTTCTTCGCGTCGAGTTCTTTTTCCCAACTGTCGTCGCCATCAACTTCGTCCATTGCCTTTTTCCGAGCGGCCTCAAGCTCCTCATGCGGGATTTCCATGAGTTCTGCGGTTCTCATGCCGCCGTAGTCTGGAATCTCCTGCGGCTTGTCTGCCGGGGCTGTCGGCTCAAGGGCGAATGTAAAGCCGAGCTTCTCGCTCCACCCTGTCTCTCGCTTCTTCGCGGTGAACAGGGTGAATTTTTTTCGTGCCGAATCCACGTTTATCCCGCGAACGGTATTTGCACTCACCTGAACAGCTCCGGCCGCGATGGTCGAAAAGGTGTTCGTATCAATAAGCATAGTGCTCTCTCCGCTCGGGCCGTATGCCGTCATAAAAAGAGCCACGCTGCCGTCGTCCGATATTCCACACGCGGCAATATAAGCATCCGCGTCGAAGTAGGCAAGCGGCTTGAGCTCGCCGTCTGTAATATAGCACCGCTTTTCATCAAAGCAAGCCACGCGGCCCGCCTTGCTCGGTGCAAAGTTCAGTTCGGAGCTTGGTTTCTTGTCTCTACGGTCGCGCAATTCACTCTGGATTTCTGCTGCGCCGTCGATTGTTACCCCCCCCCGAACAGTTGTTCGTGGGTGAGGGACGCAGTTGTGTTGCCCATAACTGTTGTCCTCCTGTCCTGTGTTGGTGGTCGTGCTTTTATGATAGCACCTAACAGGGACAATGGCAACGGCTTTCGCGCCAGCGATTGCAAAATCGCTGAGTATAATATATTCTCTACTCTACTCTTCTTTACTCTACTCTACTTTGTCGATTGTTTCGCCGGAAATACCCGGAAATGCTGCTTTCAGTGCATATCCGCGCGGATATGCGTTCAAAACGGTATTTCCGCTCCGGTTATATTGTTTTTCGTGGTATTTTGGGACAACTGCGTGTGTTGTCTCGTATGACCCTTTTATCAACTTTTTCCACCCAGTTTTCCACTTTTCGGGTCATTCTGGTATTTCCGCGCCGTTTTTCTGCGGTTATCCACGGAAATGATAGAAAATGTATCAAAAAGTGCATTTCTGTCCCGAAAATGTCTTTTTACGAGAATAACCGCGCCGGAAATGCTGTTTTAAGTGCGTTTCCGGGGAAGATATTGCAAAAAACGGCAATAAAAAAAGAGCCTCCCGGCCCTCTTGTGCGAGGAATACCGGGAGGCTCGTGCTGTTATGTGGTAGCTGCTGGGGCGTCCTTAGCGAATCTGGTTCTTGACGTTCTCGTAGGTCTTATCGCCCTCGATAGCGGCCTGCGTGAAGGAGTTGTTATACCACCAGTTGATGAGCGCGGTGACTGTGGTGATACCAGTAGTCACCAACTGTTCCACCGTGCTGCTCTCGATGGGCAGCGGAGACTTGCCGAACGCGCTCAAAATCTGGTTTGCCAGAGCCAGCAGCAGGGCAGCGGTACGGGCGATGGTGGCGGCGGAAACTTTGTTATTGTACTTCATAATAGTATTCTCCTCTCATTCGACAATGGATTTGATTCCGCAGCGGGAAACGACTTCCCGCTGTGCGTGTTTGACCTTAGAGGCATAGTCCAAGGCTGCGTGCATATCACCATTACAGTGCGCGTCAGGGATGCGCTGAACTGCCTTTGCGGTAGCCTCGCCGAGGGCGATGGCGGCGAGAGAAGTTTCGTAGATGCAGATTTGCAGCTCCTCTCTGCTCTTTTCGCGCTGGGCTTCAATGTTCTCGCGCTTCTTGGCTTCTTCGGTTCGCTTTCTCTCGTGCTGCTCGATTTTGCGTTCAATCAGCCAGACAGCAAAGCCAAAGATTCCAGACGGCACTCCAACGGTGACGAGAATTTGCCATGTTTCCACTGGTATCACCTCCTCCCTCAAAGATATTTGTCTGCGCCCGACAGGGCAGTCCAGCTCTTGGGGCCACAAATGCCATCCGGGACAAGGCCGTGCTTACGCTGGGCCGTCATCAGTGCCTTTGTGGTAGCCGGGCCAAAACTGCCGTCGTGCGGGATGCCGAGGAGCCGCTGCAGCATAACCGTAGCTGCGCGGTTAGCGGCTCCCTCGCAACCCTGCTCGATGGTCGGCAGGACAAACTTGTTGTAGGTGGTGCTGGGATACACACCGGGCCGGACGCAAAGCCATGTAGCCTTGCCTCCGCGCGTGTCGGTGTGGACAATGGCGGCCTTGTCGTGCCAGTAGATGCCGACCGCGCCAAAGCCCTGTGCGGCTGCGATGATACCAAGGGCAACGGGGTTTACGCTCCGGTCATTCGTGCGCCAGTCGGCTGCAATGCCGTAGAGGTGGCGGCTTGTCCGGCTGCCGCCGACTTTCGGGTCTGCGTTGTGCTTCACGCACCGGTAGCCCGAAGTAACCTTGATGGCCTTGCCGAGCTTGGTGCGGATGGTCTGCATCTTCTGGACGAGCTCCGGGTCAATCATCTGCGCCGCGCATCCGCACGGGCAGGCAAACTCGTACCGCTCGAAGTCTGCGGTGATTTTCGTGTGGTCGTTCGGCTTAAAGGTAATTACGCTCATTCTCGACGTCTCCTTTGTCGGTCTGTTTGAGTACGGAAAATTCTGCGTGTACCACCGCGCGGGCTGCTCCGTAGCCCTCCGGCTCCCCGCAGTTCGTTTCGAGGGAGTATTCATCCCACTGGTCGAGCAGCTTAACGGTGGCCGTCAAAAGCTGTTCGAGCCTCTCCTCGCGGTTCATTGGCGGCTCCTTTCAGCGGCTCTCGCCGCGCCGGAACAGTGTGTAGTGCGGACGCTCCTCCCCAAACAGCCAGTATCGCAGCCAGTCATCGAGGACGACGGCCGCGATGGACACGAAAACCCACAGGATGCTAAACGGGAGGCAAATCTGCCCTTTGTAGTTGAGCGGCATCCCGGAGTAATCCCAAACGCCGAGGCCGAGCCAGACGTTGAGAATCATCCCGGTTGCGAGCTCCGCTCCTGTCACGATGGCTGAACCGATGATGCCCTGCAAAATGAGCGGGGTGTCCCATTCGAGCAAGCCCTCGTTCAGCTCGCCTAGAATCAGGAAAAGGAATCCGCCGAGGACGAACATCGTCCAGTGCGTGTGACCGCGCCATGCCGTCTCAAGCAGCGCGTAGGCCGTGCCGCCTGTCAGGAACAGCGCGGCTGCCTTACTGGCCCGATACACTAGCGATGACCTTTGCCATGTTGGCCGCAAGGTCCTCCGGGAGCTGTGCGCCGTAGTGGATACCGGCCAGCTCGTCTGCCGTCTTGGCGCGGGTGGCCCACTGCTTCGCGTGGTTGAAATAGGTGGTGTGGTAGAGCTTGTGCGCCACGGCCGCTGCTGCGACAGCGTTGATGTCGGCCGCGCTGAACACACAGCACAGCTTACCATCCGCGTGATAGGGATAGCCATCCGCGCCTGCTTTCACGGCTTCGAGCGCGACGTTGAGGTTAATCTGGTCTGCCTCCGTCAGCGCAAAGTGCTGGATGGAGCCGTCCGCAAGCCCGACCCAGCAGCCCTCGACGATTGCCTTGCGGCAGGCATCATCCAGCTCGGTCAGCTTTTCAGGCAGCAGCTCTTCGAGCTCCTGCTTGCGGGCCATTTCGGTCCATGCGGCGACGTTGGCCTTGATGCTGTCCTCAATGCCATCCCGCCACGGGATGATGAGGGTGTACTCCTGTGCCGTGTATACGGTGGTCTGCTCCTCGCCGTTTGCGCCGGTCGTGGTGCGGGTCTCCGCGTTGATGTTCTCGTGCAGCAGCACCTCACACTGTTCGGGGTTGAGCTGCGTTACCGACACAATAGGCGGTTCGTGCGCGTATTCTCGCTTCATGTCTGATAGCCTCCTTTAGCTTTTTGAAGTTCACATACGGCTTGACGTACTTCACGAAAAAGCCGTGGCAATGTGCGTGTTTCAGCCATCCGCAGTAGCTCATAACCGCTGCTGCGTCCCGCGCTCGCACTCTGCCTGTTTTCTGGGTATGCTTGTAGGTTTTCTTCACCCTCCGCCTCAAGCGCAGAGCGAGGTTCTTTCGCAAGGTCGTTTTCTCGCGGAAGAATCGGAATCCAAGAAAATCCACCGCGCGGGCAGCCGTCGGGAATATCTGCCAGTTGGCCTTTAGCACAAGGCCGAGACCCGCCAGAAACTTCTCGATTGCTTTTACCGCTCTGTGCAGGAGCTTTTTGCTCGATGCCCAGAGACACATATCATCCATGTACCGGACAAAATACCGTATGTGGAGCACTTCCTTGATGAAATGGTCGAGCCGCTGCAAAAGGAAGTTCGCAAACCACTGTGAGGTGTAATTGCCAATCGGCAGGCCGTCCGAGCTGTTCAGCACCGTCTCACACAGCCGCAGCATCCGCTTGCACTTGATAACGTGCCGCAGTTCCTGCATAACGGCCGGGGCCTTAGACGATGGGTAGAATTTTCGGATGTCGAGCTTTGCGCAATATTTTGTGTTCTTCCTGTCCAGCTTGTACCACTTCTCAATGTGCTTCTTTCCGTAGTGCGCGCCGCGCCCGGGGACGCTGCCGCAGTTCGTTTCACACATCCCGCGCATAAACACGGGTTCGAGAACGAGTATCATCATCCAGTGGACGATTTGGTCGGGGTAGAATTTCGGGCAACAAATTTCTCTCACCTTTTGCGTCGCGCCGTCCTTGATTTGGAATCTCCGGTACGGTGAGGGCGTAAAGCTCTCGTTCGCAATCATAGTGTAGAGTTCATCGACGTAATGGTCGATATTATTCAGGATGCGTCTAACCGACCTCCGGCGACGCTTTTTCCGTGATGCCTTTATGATGGCGTCCCTGATAAGCCCTCTGTCGAGGAGCTTTTCATACAGGAATCCTGCCCTTTTCAACAGGCATTCACATCTTTCTTTTAGCCTTGAGGGTTTTCGAGGCCTGTCCGGTCCTACTAGCTCCCACCTGATGTGGCGTATTTTTGCCGAGTGGCAAGGCGGCCCGTTCTCCGGGTCCGGCTGCCTCTAGGGCGGCGAAATGGTGTGCAATAATTTATGGGAACGCATAAAGAAAGACGCGTGCGGCGGTTCCAGTTCGAGTTCGACGGGGCATTGTTGCAGTTGAAGTAACGAGAGCCGTAGTTCCGGCCATTGTTGAGGTTGCCGCCAGCAATCACCGCACAGCAGGGCACACCAAGTCCCTGTTTGGAGTTAAAAAGCGAAAGAAAAAGACAGAAGAAGAAAGGGGGCTGGCCGCCCCCAATCCCCTGCTGTCAGGTATTTTAAGAAAGACGCGCGCGGCGGCTCCAGTCCGAGCCCGACGGGGCATAGTCGCAGGCGAAGGAACGAGAGCCGTAGTACCGGCCATTGCCGAGGGCGCCGCCAGCAAACACCGCACAGACCGCGCTCTGTGCGGGCCAGTAATAGTCCGCATAGTAGGTGGTCGAACTGCCGCCAACAACGCTCGTCATGCGGATGAACGGATACCGCTTATCCTTGCCGAGCTCCTTGACGTACCCGCCGTCCTTTGCCATCTCGTAGGACAGCTTCACATAGTCGGAGGAGACCGTGCCTCCTGCGTACTTCGTCGGGTCAGGCAGGTAGTTCATGTAATACTTGTAGTTGCCCTCGCTGCCCTCTCTGGTTGCGAGAACGTCCGCCACATTGACCCATGCGTTTGCGTAGGGGTTCTCCTTGCCACGGTAAATAAAGGGGTATTTGCCGCTCGTGTTGTCCACAGTGGAGCCAGAGCTGGCCGCCACAACATCGGCCGCGCCGTTCACCCACGGGCGGGAGCCGATGTGGCAGCCCTCCGGGATGTCAACCGCTGCGCCGTCGAAATAGATGTAGGTCTGGTCGGTGCTCTTGTCCTCGATTTTGGTGATGATGCGATTCTTGGCGACGCCATCGCTGTAATAGTTGTTGCTGTCGAGGCTCACGGTCTGGCCGACGACGTAGCCTGCGGCCTGTGCCTTGGTGAGCAGGATGCGGTTCACGCCGGTTTCTGCTGCCAGAGCAACATGATTGTTGTCATAGGGCAGGCCGCACGCGCCCATGATGACGGTCTGGGTGTCTTTCGTGCCAAACTCAATCATCATCAGCAGGCCGTCGATGTAGTTATCGACCGCCAGCATACCGGTGTACTGGGAGCCCAGTTTCTTGATGTCGGTCGCCCATCCGTTCAGGCTGTTGTAGTCGCTGAATACGCCGCTCCGGCTCGTGGGCTTCTTGCTGTCGGTCTCGCCCTCCATAGCGACGAGGTAGGCGGCGGAGTAGGTGCGGGGCATAAATTCAAAGCCCGGGACCGGGTAGGTAGACACGGCCATGACCTCATAGTCTCCGTCGATGCCGTCAAAGTAATAAAACTCCGGCGTCTCGACATACACCAGCTTTGCCGGGTCGTTTGTAGTGTAGCCCGGCTCACCCTCGTATGCAGTGACATGGAACGTGCGGTCTGCGTCGCGGTAGCCGTTGCAGCGGCGACGGCCTGCGAACGGGTAAGCCTTGTCGAAGTCGTTGGTGACGGTCTGGCTACCAACACCAGCCTCCGCCGTCATGCCGACGCTGTCGTAGATGCGCTCGCCCTTGCTTGCGCTCGCGCCCTTGGGCCAGCGGACGCCGTAGATTTTGACGTGCTCTTTGCGTTCCAGTGCGGAAATGCGGTCGTCCAGCTTGACGAGGTCTGCCTTAGTGGCGAGGCTCGACGGGTCGATAGTGACCTTGACATCGGAAACGCGGTCGATGATGGTGTTGATGTCGTAGGTCGCCACGTTGGTGATGGCCGTGCCCTCGGGGCGAATCCACTGCGGATTGTCGGAGAATTCTGCGTAGGCGTACAAAATCTCTTTGCCGTCGGTGTCCTTTGCAAAGACGCCGATTTCCTTGACGAAAAAGCCCTGCGTCACGCCGATGCTGGAAACGGTGACGACGATTTTCGCCTCGCCGTTCTTCGGGTTGTCCACGCTCTCGATGGTGGCGTTTTTCAGCTCATGCACGAGGGCGTTGAGCGTTGCCGGGGATGCAGGAGGAGTGCCGTCGCCGACTGCGACGCGGGTAATCTGCAATGCGCCTTTCTGCGCCAGCAGTTTGCCGATAAGGGCAATGCCTTTGTTGGTGGTAATAGAACCGTCCATTTAGATACTCCCTTTCTGTGCTGTCTGCACAATGTAGTGTGTGTTCTCGATGACGCCGCAGCCGGTCCTTACGGTGCTCTCTGCGCTGTCCTCCCAGCCGCTATACAGAATCATGTCTGCGGCCGTTCGGCTGCTCTCAACCATGCCTGTGCGGGCGTGGAGTGCGTTCTGTGCGCCGCGCCGCTCCGGTGCAGGCAGGTCAACGGCCGTTTTGCTCGATTCGAGGACGACGGCCGCTGCGTGGAGCCCGGTCTCAAACGAGAGGCCGGGCTGCGGGTTCAGGTCGATGCCGGTCCTGTCGCTCTGCGTGATATAGCTGCCGGTGTGCAGCTCTCCGGCTGCGCTCTGGCCGACAGGCGGCGGGGGCACGATGTCGTACCGGTTGCCCTCGAGTGCGTTCGAGCCAACATAGAGCTGCTCCGAGAACTCGATTTCGATGTTGGTGTATACGCCGAGGTGCGCGGGAATCTTCTTTCGCAGGATGTAGTAATAGTCATCCTCCGGTGGTGTGTCCTTGATGTCGGACTTCACATGGATATAGACCGTTCCGCCTACAAAAGAGACTTCACAAGTGCCCTCTGTAAAGGCCCGGGTGATGTCCTTGATTTCTCGCGCGCCGATGTGGTTGCCGCCGATGAAGTACGAGGCGACGAGCTTGCGCCGCGCCTCGAGGGTGCGCTTCTGGTTCAGAGGGATGCCGAGGAAGGTTTCCGTCTGCGCCAGCGCATCCGTGTCCATCAGGGATACGAAGTTGTTGTTGACAACAGCGTCCACGCCGTCCTCGATTTCGTCCAGCCCGCCTCCGGCTGCGCGCCAGATAGCGTCCATCTCGAAAACGTCCCGGTAGAACACCGGGTAGAATGTTTTCAGCTCCTCGTATGCGCTGGGGAATCCGTTAGGATACAGGGTTGGTTTCACTTACTGTCACCTCCCCCAAAACAAATACCTCCTCTTTTCCGGCCTCGACGTTTGCCGTCTGGCCGTTGAAGCGGAGGTTTGCGTAGTCCAGCACTCCCAAGAGGCTGTAAATCGTGTTGCCGACCGTGCTGATGCGCAGGGTGGGCGTTTCGCTGTCGTCCGTGGTGAGGTTGATGCTCTTGATTTGAGCTTTGAGGGCCGTCTGCGCTGCACTCCTGACGCTGGCGAGGTCTCCTCCCTTTGCAAGCGTCACGGAGAAAGAGATGTTGACCCTTTTCGCCGTGGCGGATGTCGCGGTGAAGTGCGCGCCGATGTTGGCCTGTCCCTCGCCAAGGCCGGTCCCGCCCGGGTCGATGTACTCCTGTACGCGCTGCACAACAGCCTCAGACGCCGGGCCGCCCTCCGTGTCAATGAGAACGCCTTTGACCGTGTTCTCTCCCGCCCAAAGGGGAACAATGCGCGCACGGCCGACGCCGGAGATGCTCTCGCACCACGTTTTGTAATGCTGCTGGTTTCCGTTTTCTGCCGGTCCGGCGATTTTCTCCTGCACACGCTTTCGGAGGCTCTCGTCGTCCTCGTCGTCTGCGCCCGGTTCGAGCTCCTCGACAATGGAACAGGCTGTGAGGCTCCGCTGCGTGTCGGTCGGCACAACAGAGGTTCCGGCCGGAATGTCGTTCGCCTCCGTTCCGGCTTTCTCTGCCTCGATGTAGATGCCGAGGGCGTCATCCTGCGCCAGCACAAAATACTGGCCGCTGCAGAAGAAGCGCGTCCCGAGCTCCGGGAGCTCCCCGTCGTACTTGATGCGGTACTTTGCCGTCGCGGCTGCCTGCCGGTAAACGGCGTATTCCTCTGCCTTGAGCGTCAGGTAATCGCCGGTCGCCGTCACCAGAAACACCATCTCGAACACCTGTTCGAGGTCTGCATAGTATTTGGCGATTTTGAAAGCGATGCCTGCGACAGCATCGTAGAAGATGCTGCCCTGCCGGAGGTCGATTCCGTCCGGCGCGCGGCTCAAAATCTCCTCCAAAACCTTGTCGTAGGTCTGGGCTTCAAACACTCTATATCACCTCCTCGACCTCTGTGGTCCCGTAAATAGTGTCCGCCGTGAAGTGGACGTTGCAGGAATCCTCGTCGAACTCAAACTCAAAGTCATAGACTTTAAGAATCCGGCCGTCGCAGAGGAGTGCATCCTCCACAAGTCTCGGGATTTCCGCCCTGATAAGCTCCTCTGTCGCGCTCTCGTCCGTGACAGTGTCCTTGATTTCGCTGCCGTACTGGTTGTCGTAGACGAGGCAGTGGAAACGCGGAGTGAGGAGTGCTTTCAAAATAAACTGGTTGACGGCTTCGAGGCCGTCAACCTTTCCGACGATGCGCCCGGTATCGAGGTCGAGCTTGTAGGTGAGCGACGGCTGCTCTTTCTCCTCCTCGATGCCGGAAATGGGAATGGGAATAAATACTTTGCTCATACGATAGCCCTCTCAAGAGCGTAGTAGCTCTTACCGTCGTTGAAGCGGAGAAGGTAGACAGATTCGCCCGTCTTGAGCGCATTGTAAACGGTCAGTAGACCGCTCTCGATGGAAAAGGTTTTCAGCGAGTGGACGTGCGCGCTCTCCTTGCTGCTCTCGACCTTGTGATAGTCTCCCACGGGCTTGTCCTTATCGCCCTCGAACGGGCAGCCGACGAGGCCGGTCACTCCTCCGCCTCTGGAATCGAACAACTGGAACTTGTGGCCGTGCGCGCCGCCCGCATGGGTGTTGCTGTCGATTTTGCCGTCCGCGAGGGCGATGTCTACTTTCACCTGATAGTCGGTCAGGTTCCGGGGGACGAGGAGCGCGCTGCCTGAGATTTCAAGCTTTTCGTCGTTCTCTATCTGGATGGTGAGCGGGCTCTCTTTCGTTACCGTACCGACAACGATGCCGCCGTCTTTCGGCAGTATAGATAGAAAGAGCTGCTTTAGGCTCGTCGCTTCATCCGGGTTCATGTGCAGCTCCTCCTATCCGATTTGACTGGCGTCCACCCATCCATAGACGGTGCTCTGCTTGTCCGTGTGGATGATGTGGTACGGGTGTTTTGCGTTCTTGCTCTTGGCGATGGCGGTGATTTTCGCCGGTCCCGCTTTCGGGCTGTTGGTCGGAGACGTCGCGGTGGACGCAACGTACTGGGGACCGCCCGAAAATTGGACCTTATCGCCGACGGAGTGCGAGGTCGAGCTCTTTTCATCGCTCGCCTTTGCGCTCCGCTCGGTATCTGTTGCCATGTTCAAGGTAAGGCGCATAGCATGGTAGTTGCCCTTGAATGTGTGGGTATCCTCGTCTACATAGTAGCTGTTCGAGATGCCGAGCGGCCTGATGATGATGCACAGGCCGACACCGGAAATGACGTTTGCCTGCCCGAGGCCCTCGATTGTCAGCGTTTTGCTGGGGAGCTTCTGCTCTGCGAGCATGGATTCAGCCATGTCCGTGAGGTTCGCCTCCTCGGTGTTGCTGTCGGGCGTGGAAATGTCCTGCATGATGCCGATGGTCTTTTCGAGCTCCGTGTCCGCCTTTTCGGCAAGCACTTTGTCCTCCTTAGACAGCAGCTTTATGCGGGTTTTCACCTTCTCGATGCTGCAAGTGTAGTCGTAGCTTATAAGGTTCCGGCCGGTTTCAACCACCCATTGCAGGATGCTGTCTTTCCGCTTTATCAGGCTCAGTTTCCCGTCGGCTGACGTCACATAATGCCTGATGCCGGTGGCCTTAAACGTGAGGCTCAAGGCGTCCAAAATAACGTCGCAGGCTGTCGTTTTGGCCTTTGGCAGCTCCGAGATGACATAGCCGGTGTCAGCCACATCCTTGTACGGAATCTGGAATCGGTCGCAGCAGTCCTTGAAGATTTCGGATGCCTTTTTCTGCTTGTAGCAAAAGCTGTCTTTGTTGTTCGACAGGTAGATACCCACATCGTAGGCCTTGATGGTCATGGTCTTTTTCGTGCTCTGCTTCTGCTGCATGATGATGCCGCGAAACAGCTCTGCGCCCTCCCAATAAAAAACACAGTGGTTTCCCTTGGTGACATCAATGCCGGAACGGGCGTGTTTCCAGCCGTCATCGTCGATAAGCGATACGGAAAGAGTGCGCGCCGGGGAGCCCTTTCGGCCGCTCCATGTCGCGCTCTCCACCAGCTCGCTCATGTCGTATGTGGTCTCGCCTTTTGTGACGAGGAATGTAATCTTGCCCATTGCCTCACCTCACGGGAGCTGCAACACCTGTCCGGGATAAATCAAATTCGGGTTTTTGAGCTTATCCTTGTTCAGGGAATAGATTTCGTTGTATCGGCCTCCGTCGCCGAGGGTCGATTTCGAGATGTTGTAGAGGCAGTCTCCGGGCTTGACCGTGTAGGTTTTCGCCTGCACTCGGTTGTCTGTCCGGGTGGAGCCGCCGGAGACGGTCGCGGTTCCGGTCGAGCTGACTTTGACCTGCCGGATTCTGACCTCTCTGTACTCCTTGAGCTTGATTTTGTAGTAGATGCTCCCGGGGTCGCCGCCTTTTCTGTAAGGCTGCAAGCTCTGGATAGCCGCGTAGAAGTTTACGCGCGTTCCGGTCAGGATGAGGTGCGCCGGCTTCGCGCTGATTTTCCACTCGAAAAGCCGCTGTATCATCGCATCCGGCGACGACAGCATAAATGGCGTCTGGATGCCCGGAAAATACGCGGCCGGAAAAAAGCTGTCCCACGATACCTCCACGGCCGCCCGGTCCTGCAAAACGAGGATTTCGCCGAGGCCACTGATGGTGACGCTCGTGTTCTTCGTCCCGTGAGTGACGTCGAACTTCGTCGGCAGAACGGGAAAGCGCAGTTTCTCGCGCTCTCCGTTGTGCGTAATCCAGAGCTGCATACTGCTCTCAAAAATCATAGGCAAGGTCTCCTTCCTCGAAGATTTCGCCCTTGATGATGCTCATAAGGACCGGCTTTGCATGGCGCGTCAGAATGTCGAGGACGGATTCCTCATTCATGCCGCCGACGTCGATGGAGCCGCTGCCGTTGATTTCGATGATAATGCGCTTGACGGTCTCGCCAATGCTGGGCGCGTCCGAGGAGGAGGCCGGGGTCTCCTGCTGCGCGTCGCTAGCGGCTGGGGCAGTCGTGTTGACCGGGGCCTCCTCTGCGGGTGCAGCCTCCTCCGTGGTCTGCGCCTGCACCTCCGGTTCGACGTACTCAATGCCGGTGGGCTGCGCATCAGAGCCCTGCCCGTCAGCCGTGAGATAGGAATACTCCTTGACGGCCTCCATGCCCTCCGGCAGGTCATTCTCCGGGAGCGGACTTGCCGTAGGCTCCGGGAGTACAGCAGCTGCGAACGGCGTTGCAGGAACGTCCGTTGGCAGTTCGGGCTCCGGGGTGGTCGTCGGTACTTCTACCGTCGCCGTGGGCTCCTCGGGGCTCTCTGTGGGCTCTGCCGGGGCTGCGGTGGTCTCCGGTTCCTGCTCCGGTGCAGTCGTCGCAGGCTCCTCCGGCGCGGGATTCACCTCGGCCTCCTGCACAGGGAACGTATCAGCCGGAGCCGGTACGGGCTCCTCGGCCCTGTTGTCTACAGGAGCGGCTACGGGGCTTTCCTGCGGCACTTCCTGCTCGACAATGTAACTTGTCTCGGGAGGTTCGGCAGCCGTCTCTGTGGGGCGAATTTCAGCCTCTCGCACCATGGGCTCCCGCGCGTCAATTTCGTCGGGAATCCGTTGTGCAATCTCGACCGGGGCCTCCTGCTGCGCGTCGCTGGCGGCCGGGGCAGGAGCAATGGCTTTGGCCGTGACGGGCTCCTCGGCAACAATACTCTCAGGAGAGGATTTAGAGCCCTCCTGCACCACTTCCTGCTCAACAGGGTAATTTGCTTCTACCGGCTCTACGGCGGCCTCTGCGGGCAGAATTGCCGCCTCCGGCGCGGTCTGTGCTTCAACAGGTGCGGGAGGTTCCGCAATCTGCTGCACAACGGGCTCCGGCTCAACGGTAGGGGCAGGCTCTCGGGCGGCCAGCGGCGAGGCCGTCGGCTCCGAGGGGGTAGCCTCTGTGGGCTGCTCCTGCGGCAGTTCAATGGCCGGAGCCTGTTCCGGGGGTAGCAGCTCCGGCAGGGGTTCCACGGGCTCTGCCTCCTCGGTCGGCATAAGCTCCGCGCCGTTCGTCGCGGTGCTGGGCTCCTGTTCCTTGAGCTCCTGCATGGCAGGCTGCTCAATCTCCGGCAGCTCCGGCTCCGGCGCGGTGTCGTCCGGGGCGTTCGTGGCGTTTTCCGCGCTGTTCACGGCTGCGAGGATTCTTTCGGTCTCCTGCGTGGGGAACACCTCGGACCCACGCGCGCCGATGATAAGCTCGGGGCCCTCCTCACCGGCGATGTAGACGTCCTCCCGCGCGGACAGAGTGCCGTTCGCGTGACCGGTAACTGTCGTTGCGGTGGGCGTCGTTGTCGGCGTGGTTTTCAGGTGGGAGGCGGCTGCGTTCGCAACGGCCTCCGCTGCGCTCCCGGCCTCGCCGGTCATGGAACGGATGGCATCGCAGTAGGCCTTGATGGTCGCCTGTGCTGCTTCTTTGGCCTCGTCGGCCATCTCCATTTTTTCGACGGTTCCGGTCATCGTCTGCTCGATGTCCGACATCGTCTTATCGAAGTCGGTCTCCATCTTGGCGATGTTGTCCGCAAAGGCGTCTTTTGCCTTTTCGGTCTCCTCGAACTTGGAGTTAAACTCGTCCACGAATTTGGAGGCTGCTGCGGGCATACCCTCGGTGCTACCGCCCAGCTTCTCGATGTTCTGGATGATGGCGTTGATGTAGCCCGCGCTTTCCTCGCTGCCATCACTCAACGACTTAATCAGGCCGTCATCGAGGCCGTATTCTGCGGCCTTTTTGAGGTTTTCAGAGTAGAGGTTGAGGTAGTCCGTCTGGCTCTGCATGGCCTTTTCCATATCGCTGATGGAAAGTTCCGACGAGGTTTTCATCGTGTCGAACAGACCGATTTGTCCCTCGATGCTCGTCCGGGCCGATTCGTATGCCTTGTCGTAGGCTGCGGTCAGCTCGTCGAGAGCAGACTGCGCGGAGCTCGTAGCCATGCTGACGGCTTCGTCATAGGTGACGGTCTGGTTCTGCGCGTCCTCGACTGCCTGCGCGACGCCGCGCCACTCGCCCTCGATGTCGGAGAGGGTCTGCTGGTTCTCGTCGTAGGCAGCTTGCAGCTCCTCGAGGGATTTCTTGTAATCGTCGATGTCGGAAGTCCACGCCACCCACGGGCTGTCCTCCATCCAAAAGCCGCTGCCGCTGACCCAGTCGCCGGTGACGTCGTCCTGCCTCATGCCGCGCCGCTGACGCTCCGCGTCGAGGTTGGCCTCCGCCTCCGCGATTTGCTGCTCGAGGCTGCTCTGCTCTTTCAGCAGGTCAACATAGGTCTGCTGCTGTTCGGCCTTGTACTCCGAATCAGCCTGCGCCTTTGCGGCTTTCTTGATGGCCTCGACGGTCGCGTCTACGCTCTCGGTCACGCCGTCGTAGGTCAAGCCGAGACCCGGGACGTCGGCGTTGAGCTGGTCGATGATGGCTTTCATCTCCGTGT